GTATGCTATATTTGATAAGAAAACAACTATTATCTATATACAGTAACAGCTTTATTACACCCGAAAGTTTCTATTGGGTATATAACATTAGCATTAAGCGTTACTCCAGTAACTAATTTGAATTGATTAACTGGAGGCCCTATATTATAACCATCTAAACTCTGATTTCTAATTATAAGTTCTGCGTTTGTAACCGTTGAATTTGATTGTATACCGACATATGATTCACCTGTAGTATATCCTGCGAAAGCTACTCCTGTATCGTTGTTTACTTGAGCAGCGGTAAACACTGAGGCTCCTCCGGAGCCATTATCTGTAGTCGTAGCATCGTTATTACCTACTACCTTTTCGTTTGTATATATTATAATACCTGTAGCTTTATTAATATTACCTTCTACTGTTACTGTTATAGTGCCACTAGATCCAACTTGTGTTAAGTGATCGTTTGTGTTGATAGCGGCTGATATATTTAAATAAGTCTCAGATAGTGTTTCACCTATCAAAACGCCGGTATTTTCAATACCGTTCTGTAAACGTCTATGATCAGCTCCTGTCGGAGAAGTTGTAAATGTCAGTTTTGGTGCAGATATGCTTTTACCTTTTAGTGTTATTGTCTCGCCATCAGTAGGTTGAATATCAAAAGTGATTGTACTTTTTGGAAATTTACCAATTGCAGCAGACGTTGTACCGTCAGTATGGATAACTCTATATGACCTACTCATTATTAATTATAAACCTTTACAGTTCCGGAACATCCAAATGTTTGTATAGGTAATATAACCCCGGAAGCTAGCGTTATTGTTGCTGTTGTCATTTGATTGGCAGGAGGACCAACATTATAACCGTCTTTATCTGGGTCGCGTATTAAGACGGTTACTGATCCGGAGCCTTGAATACCATTATATATTTTACCGGTATTATAAAGCCCTGTCATTGTAACACCGGCGGTGTCAATTGCCCCGACTAAGGTGAACGATCCAGCCTTAGCAATACCAATATTACCAGATAATTTTTCATTTTCATAGACTGTTACACCGTGAGCTGTATTAATATTGCCACTTACCGTACATGTTATAGTATTTGATGAACCAGTTTGTATTAAATCAACGTGAGTGTTAATAGCAGTTGATATATTTAAATATGTTTCTGATAGCGTGTTACCTATTAATACATCTGTGTTCCTAATACCATTATGAAGACGTCTATGATCTGCAGCTGTATCGCTAGTAGATTTAAACGTGAGTGTTGTAGAATCACTACTAATTCTAGTAATTGTTATTGTTTCACCATCAGTAGGTTGTGTATTAAATGCAAAGGTGTGTTTTGGAAAAGAACCGGCGTTCACCGTAGTGCCGGTATGACTATGTATATCTCTATAAACTCGATCGCTCATATAATTATTTATTAGTTAGAGAAGGTATATATACAAAAAAAACGACTCTCCAGCATCACCTGTAAGAGTCGAAAATTGTTTTATCGTCGTATATATCATTTCAACGACTAATAGCCATGTATCCTAGAAGTACTTGGAACTTGCACCTGGTGTGAACGCTGTACCGAGATTCTTCACTATAATCACGTGATAATAGAGCTCTGCACCGAAGATGTTGTCAACAACACCATAACGGGTTAAGAGGCCTACACGTGGAGCGAAATCATTCGGTCCGATTGTTCTTTGCACCATGACAGGAATGTACGGACAGTAGATGATACCTGTATCATAGAACTCTGGTCCTTTATAACCGAGAAGAACGTAGTTCAATTCGGCTGTACGTTGCGTACTGGAACCAGGTACTTGATGATCAGGACGACCAGCATTGCCTATGAACTGGGCTTCTGTACGAGTGTCGCGATATACGTTAAAGCGACCACCGAGATTACCAACACGAGCAATTCCAACAGGTTGTGTGTTAACGTTACCTTGAACTTGCATCCACTGAAATTCAGGGAGCATTTCAAGAATAGCGGCAACTTTAGGTGTAGCAACTATAAAGTTAGCAGCACCACGTCTGTTACGAATAGCAATTCGATTGGCTTCAACAATGATCTTCGCATATAAGTCACGATTACGTTCAGCCATCCAGCGGCCGTCAGCAGTAGATGGTTCCCATGTACTATATCCAGATCCTGTACCAGCGTTGAGAGCTACTTGAACCATCCTCATGAGCATTTCACGATCGATTTCGGCCTGAATTTCGTACGACATAGCGTTCGTTAATTCGGTGTCGATATCAATACCGTTCATGTTCTTAAGATCTTGTTCAAGTTCAACACTCCACTTAGCAGCGAGTCGTCTTGTACCAGCTTCAACTGACGTCTTTTCAAAAGATACTTCCATTTGAGGAATATCACTTGTAAGTTCGAAGTTTTTAAGAAGCGTTGCAATACCGTCGTCTCCAGTGCCGAATTGAAAATCTGAATGACCAGATAATCCGGAGCTAGAAGTACCAGTAAAGCGGGTATCAAGATGATTGTATCCTACTTCCTTACCGTCATTCGATGAAACCATATGAGCGACGGAACTAGTTCCATCACTATCAGAACCAGACCTGCCGGTTCCGAGATAGCTTCCATCATACTTGTACCGCAACGCAAAAGCGAGACCAACGGGACCAGACATAGGCTGGACACCAACGATTTCGTTTGTGATGAGTTCCGGGAATGTACGACGGATCATCGGGATAAGGATCTTAGGGAGACGAGCATCACCGTTAGCGTAGTTATCACCAGCGCGGACGACGTTTGGTTGACCAGTGCCTATAGCACCGGCGGAACCGAACGATCCTCCACCTCCAGCGAGGTTGGCTTCTTGTAAGCACCACTGCTCTTGGTTTTCCAAGAGGATAGCGGTATTTACACGGTCATGATCATTTTCAATCTCAGCTACATTATCTGAAGTGTAGTCCAACACAGGGTTCCACTTTTCTAAAAGAGCGTCTGCACGATCCCTATCGATATAAGCGGGGGTTGGTTTTACAATATTTGACATAATAATGTTTTCCTTGTTTACCTTGACTCAGGTTATATAATAACCTCAACTTACAAATACCTAAAAATAGGCAAAATTAAGCTCTCTGTAACTCCTCCATGTAGTTACTTAAGAGAGGATTGGCTTGCTCATCCGTCACGGCTTGTGCGGTATTAGCAGCTTGTGTATTTTCAGAAATGACCTGCGTTTGTTTCTTTGTAGGTCTATCAACTATTTCTTTCTTCTGTTCAGCTTCTTTCTTAAAAGATGCTAAACGATCTTCTTCTGTCTTTTCTAGAAGCTTTAGAGTATAGTTATAATTTTCTTCTATAAATTCTGGAGTTTTGTTTCCTAATACTTTGAACATATATTCTCGTTTAATCTTCGGAAGATCTTTTGTCTTTTGTTCAAGTACTAAATTTGACTGAGCTCTGATCAACTCTTTTGTAAGAGTTTCGTTCTTTTCAGATAATTGCTCAGCATGACTGGATAAATTATCAATCTTTTCTTTACCATCCTTAACTGCGCCTCTAATCGAGGATTGAGCTAATGCGTTATCAACAGCTAATGCTTCTCTTAATTGCTTAAGCATACTAGTAGCGGCTGTATTCTTCATAGCCTTCTTAATATCAGCTTCCGGGATGGCTCGTTCGATATAAAGATCGAGATAGTTACTAATGTTTTCAACCAACTGGTCTTTAAAACCACCGGCATCTTCATTTAATGTAGAGTTAAATTTTTCAGCGACAACAGCTAATTTCTTAGCATGGTCGGAGTTTATAGCTTTAACAAGCTTATTTAATTTTTCTGTATGATCGGTATCAATAGCTTCTAACAGCTTCTCCAATTTCTCTGAGTGATCTTCATCCTGTTCGGTTAAAGCCTTCTCGACGTGTAAAGCAGCTCGTTCACTAACAGACTGCTCAAATACTGTTTCTATCTCCGTAAGAGCTTCTTCCGAAAGTATACCTTCGGTTGCTTCTCTCAGCACTTTTGTTATTGATGGTTTATCGCTCATTTTTAAAAATATTGTTTTGTTTTTGTTTATTCATTTGCTGTAAGAGTTTATGTTCTACAGCTGCTTTTAAATATTTATCCGCCGCCGCATAATTTTTCTCGTTTACGCATTGTATAAACTGTTTAATATTTATAGCTTCTGACGTTTGTTTCTTATTCATAATTATTAATATTTATTCTTTACGCTTGTTAAGAAGTTTAATACTTGTTCCTTTAAGTATACTTCAACATCGTTTTTGGGTAGGGTTGATATGTTTTTCTCGAAGTTATCATACAGTTCGCAAAATGTACCATCTGTATTACATACATATTGCTTACTCTCTAATATACCGTTTACAAATGCTTTTGGATAACTAGGATCTGCAACACAATCAACAGCAATAAGTCTCATATCTTTAACAGTATTTTCTCCACTTTCGTTCTCTACTAATTGGCCTAACGATCTGCTAGACACTCCTAAAGAGCAACCATCATTAATTAATGACTGTACTATTAGACCTGCTGGCGTACTTAAAACCTTAGAGCGCCCCATTACAACATTACCCTCAAAATACAAATCTGTAACTAGGTGGCATGCTTTATCGAGACTTACATCAGCTGATGTAGGGTGATTCAATTCACCGAAACTTCTCTTCTTCTTAACACATTCAGTGACATACCTATCAACCTCACGCTTCATCTCTTCTACAGGATATAATCTATTGTTCCTGTTGATCTCATTACATACC